AGTGCTAACTGTAATAATGATAATGATTTACCTACACTTGTAAAGCCTTCTGCCGCTTTTTTCGCCTTGCTGATTGCTTGGTCTAAAGCCTTGTCAAACTTTGAAATGTCAGCTTTAATCTGAACTATTAAGGATGTATTCGCTGCCATCGGGCTTTAATCTTTTTACTTTTTCTAATAAACTCTTCTTTGCTCACATTCGGCTTTAGCTCCTTTCTATGCTTATCAAAACTCAACTGCATAATATCAGTAGGCTTTAAGCTTTTACCCTTCTTTAAATGTGGTTGCATCGTTGCCCACATCATAAGCCTTGTATTATGTAATTGCATTTCAAGAGCCTTTGACCTGCCTTCCGCATACGTCAAATACTCATTTAGAGTTAAGCTCCAAAAGTCTTTAGGTAATAAGCCTAACTCTAATGCTTCAATGTAAAGCTCGCTAAGAGTTATTTTTTTTTATTAGAACTAGCTTCTTGTGCTTGTTCTCCTAACTTCTTGCCAAATAGCTTGACTTCTTGCAACTTCGCTATAATATTTGCCAATTCGGCTTCGCTAACTTCGCCAAAATAATTAGTAAACTTCGCTTTAGTCAAAGTAAACTCTTTATCGTGCAAGTCAGCGTAAGCCTTCAAAGCAAAATATATCAAATCACTAATGGCAAAAAGATTATTATCGGCCAACTTATTACCTAAATCACCTAATTCTATATTATTATCTTCGCAATAATATCTAAAAGCTAATAGGCAAAATTGCCCTTTAACTTTAGTAGGTGCTTTAATCTCAAATATGCCTGTCATGCTCTTATGTATTATCAGCTACTGTTAATGTTCCATCGCCTGTAAATGATGCGCTAAAACTAACAGGTGATTCCATTTCTGCACTAAATTCTACGTTAGACAAATAAGCCGTTCCTGTAAAATCTACATCGCCCGCTGTTGCGCTATCAAATACAATTGTAAAGCTTGAACGGTTTACAATCTCATCAGCAAGACTTTTAACATCGTAAGTATCTGTTGGGTCGTAAAGTCCTTCAAATGAACCTTCCCAACTTCTTAAACCTGCTAATACTTCTCTCCAACCGCCTGAGCCTTTGGTAGTTGTTTCGGGTAAATCTTGGTTAATTGTTATACTTGCATTAGTTGTAGAACCAACGGTAACACCATCGATATCTACAAGGTATAACGTTCCGTTTATTTTTGCCATGATATTATTTTTTACAAATTTATTACAATTCTGTCACTTTAAATAAAACTCTAATAGCTTTAGCTAATTCAGTCTTATTGCCAATTTTATTATCATATTGTGTTATGTCTTGTAAGGTCGCGCTAAATATATTAAAATCACTATCAGCACCTAATAAATTTTGCCCCCTACTTATTATTTGTTCTGTTACGCTGTTTACTATTTGGTCTAATAATAAAGAGCTATAAACCGCACCGCTAACCTTTGTAACGCACGTAATTACCATTGTTACATCACTTACAAAATCTTGCTTAGTGCCTAAGTCTAATATAGTATTATCTTCTACCCAACAATAATAATCGGGTGGGCTTTGTGGTGGGTCTGTGTACCAATAAACCGTATTACCTTCAACATCAAAAGTGCTGCCTATTGTGTTGTAAAGTATTTGTTTTATGCTAAGGCTTGGGTTTTTCATTGCATTAATTGAATAAATTTATTATAACCTGCTTTTTGCCCTTTTGCTAAAAACTTAACTCTTGGTTCGTGATAAATAGCGTAATTAACTAATGCAACTACACCTTTTTTAGCTCCACTTTTACGCCCAACATTAGGACTTTCAACTTCTTTTAAATCTACCTTTATTTCTTGACCATAACCGTTATCAATTGGCTGTGGTACTAATGAAGCACGTAAACGACCTGTATCAACTAACCCCGCATTTGTTACAGTTAGCTTTGCCACGCTTTCCATTTCCTTACCTGCTATCTTCATATTTTTTCTAACCTTAGCACCGTAATTACTACCAAAGTTATTAAGCCTTCTTTTTAGCTTATCCATTTCCTTTTGCGATATAGTAAGCCTTACACTCATTCTATGCCTTGTGCTAATATTTTATAAGTAACTAAATCTACCTTATCAATGCTTGTAATATGCAACTGCCTATTATTCCAATCTACTCTATCACCTACGCTAACAGTCAAGCCATCTAAGCGCACTTTGATTTCAAATACTTCTGCATACTGTAAACCACCTTCGCCTACATCCATTTTTTCGCTTTTAAAAGTAACATTTGCCCAACGTTCAACGCCTGAGCTTGTGCTTAATGCAGGGTTGCCATACGCATCCCTTGCGCCTTCTGTTTGGCTGTAAAAAGTAACCCTAAAATCAAAGTCACCTATATTTATTGATGCTATTCTACTCAAAACTAATATTTGGCATTAAAGATAATACTTTGTCGGCTTCTACTTTGTTACCTAAATGCTTATACTCTTCAAATGAATGTATATTTTCAAAGCTCTTAACATCAACTATCTGTATTTTATCAAAACTAATAAGCTCACATATTATACCATCGTGGTAGAGCATTTTTTCAGCATAATTATCTAATCCTTTTTGCTGTTTTTTATCCCATAACTCACCATTATACTTTTTAAGCAACTTATGAGAATAAATCCTACCTGCTCCAAATGTTTTCCAAATTGGATGTTTATAATAAAAGTCTATTGCTTCGTTTGTGTGCATATTATAAAAATACAAGCTATTAGTACCTGCAAAATCTACTTTAGTTTCATTTGCTTTTATAACATAATCTACACTTAAAAAGTCATCGCTACCTACGCATAAATAATAATCATCTTTATGCGTTTTTATCATGTTGCTTGTTAGGTAATTCCATTTATCACCTAAGAAAGTATTAGGATATTTAACCGCACTATCTTGCTCTCTAATAAACTCTTCTATTGCTTCAAAGTCTTCGTTGTTGCTATAACATAAGCTTATTGGTAAATCTAAGCCTGTGCGCTCTCTTAGATACTCTAAGTGCCAAAAAAAAGCGCGTGTTAGTTCGCGCCTTCCATGTATGCAGGTAAATATTCTCATATCATTTGGTTAACATCCATAAACGGCTCTAATAAAAACTTCGTAGTATTAGACAACCTGCCTACGCTCTCGCCTACTACATCATTGCCCCTGTAATTATATAAATCTGCAATCATTTTATAAAGTGCAGGCTCAACATTAGGGTCAACAAAATCAGCCGTTAAAGTAGCTGTTAGTATTATTTCAATACCTGTACTTACGTAATTAAAAGCACTCTTACTTATGCTTATCCTATTTTGATTAACATAATAATCTGTATTCTCTACTAATGCTTCAGTTGTATTTTCATACTTATAGCTAATACTAATATTTGAGTATGTGCAACGGTAAGGAATAGTTATATCTATCTGAGTGCCTTTGCTTTCAATATCATAATACCTTGCGCTTAATGTGCCATCGCATAACGCTCTATTAGTCATTTGCTCGAATTGGCTTTGCGCTGCATTAGTTAGTGCTGTTATTAGAGTATTCTCAGCCGTTACATTAGCTTCTTGCTTTAAGTAATTCTTAACCTGTGCATCGGTTAAATAATCCCATGCAGGCGTAGTTTTAATGGCTTCAATACTATAATAAGTCTGCATTATTTTGGTGCTTTAAGGTAACACAATACTTTACCGCTTGCCCATGTAACAGAAGTAAAATGTCCGTAAACAATACCACCCGCTATTATAGTTTCACTTGTACTTAGGTCATCACCGTATGTAGTAACAGCCGTTACTGTGCTATCTTCTAAAGCTTGTATTGCATAGAACTCATCACCTGCATCTGTTGCGCCTGAGCTTAATACGACAAATCCGTTTTGCCCTAACACACCATCATAATAATCTGTGCTTCTTGAGTATTCGGGTCTCCTTGCTGAACTTGGCATTATAATTCTTTTATTCTATTATTTATGGCTTCTATAACCACTTTTCTTTTTTCACCTATTAGCATTTCTTGTAATTTAGTTATTGACCTTTTACGCCCTATTTGCTCTAATAGTTCGTTAGGTATTATTTCACGCCTTACAGGTTTTTTAATTTCTACAATAAAGCCTTTTTTTATTAGCTGTTGCGCTATTACTTCATTATAGGTGTACTTTGTGCCACGTGTTAAAACACCGTTATCTGAATCGTGATTTTTAATAACTAAATATTCTTTCATGTTATATTATTAAAAAGGGGTAGCGGTTAAACTACCCCTTCAAGGGCATTATGAGTAAGGACTATGAGCCTGCTACTAATTTAGCCAAGTCAGTAGATACACCACCGTAAATAAATCCTTCGTTGTAGAATTTACCTAAGGTTAATCTACCTTCAATTCTAATAGTTACTAAGTTCTCTTGGAAGTTAGTGCCATCTTCTGTACTAAAGTCAATTCTTAAACCTTGACGGTCGAAGATTTGAGCCGAGTTAGTCCAGTCACCTAAAATATAATCATTTGCGGCAACGGCTGTATTCTTGTAAACCCTAATACCATATACATTAATGGCATTAAATTCACTATCCCAAAAAGCGTTCTTAATAAATTGACCATCGGCATCTTTAGAACGTACTAACTCTGCATATTCAGCAGGGTTAAGCAACATACCGTTAGCCATGTACTCAGCATTCTCTAATTGCGCTGCACCTTGGATAATTAAGTCAACAATAGTTGCGTTAGTATCAGCAGGGTCAACGGCTGTAAATGTAGCAGCGTTAACTGTTACACCTTCGATTTGGCTTATACCTGTACCGTAAAGAAGTTGTTGGTCTTCCTTGTTTCTGTACTTGTTAGTCAATCTGTTTACGATAAACGATTGTAAGCCCGCTGTGTCGTTCAAAATCTCTTCTGAAGCTACAACTCTACCCGCTATCTTGTAAACGTTGTAATCGGTTGTTGCAATATCAAAATCAACGGCAGGTTTAGTGCCTGCTTCTGCCGTGATGTTAACAGCACCTTCGCCACCTGTTTCTTTTGGTATTCTTACTACATCGCTGTTAGTTGTACCTTGTGGCAACAAAGAACGCACGTGTACACGTCTATCCATTAACGGCACTATGTTAAGCGTATCAGCAGGGATAACTTCACCTGTGTAAGAGTTAGCAACGGTCATAGTACCAACCGCTTTTCCCGTCATTCCTAAGTCGATGTAACCCCTTCCACGGTCTTTTAATCTTTCGATAAAATCAACATCCATTTTGCTGCTTAATACACTTGCAAAAGATTTGTTTTCTAAGGTAGCGTTACCTTCCTTAGCCATTTTCTGGATTTTAGTTTCTAAAGCATCATTTTGCTCGCTAATAGCTTTAAGCTTTTCATCTCTGTTAGCCAAAGCTTTGGTTAGTTCTTCTTGCGCTGCTTTTCTTAGCGTTGCGCTTGTTTCTTGTGAAGCTTTTTCGATTTTCTTCTCAATACTTGAGTCGAGAGCTTCAATTTGCTTTTTAATTTCTTCCGACATTTTTTTAGTCTTTTTGAAGTGATTTAAAATAATTGTTAATATCAAAGTCAATCGGCTCATCATTTTCTTGAGTGCTTTCTTGCGGCTCACTATTAATAATAAGTGATTTTATTCTTTCCAATTCTATCTCAAGCATTGCAAATGTTTCGTCTGTGTAGGTTGCTTTTCGCATTGCTTTTATTAGTATATCCATTCTGGTAAATAGCTCTTGTTTATTTTTCTTTGTTAGGCTTTTTATGCTAACAACAGGTGTGTTTTCATTAGCTCCCCACGTTACAGAACTATACTCAAACATTTTAGTTTCTTTTATATAGTTAGTTTCTTCGTTTTTTACATACTCTTCCTGAATAGGTATAATACCTACGCTATGCTCAGTTATTAGCCCATCTTCATACATTTTACGATAATCACCGCCTTTTAAATCGCTTACATAGCTTGTTATTAAAAGCCCTGTATTATCTTCAATCATTTCTAATGGCTTACCTATAATGGTGTTGGTGTCGTGCTGAAATAGGTGTTTAATTCGGTGTGCGTTTTCTGTTATAGTTTTCTTGTAAGCACCCCTAACCATAACATCACCGTGAGCATCTCTATTACCAAATGCGCTCACATACATTTGAATTTGACCTTTAGACATATCCATGTCCTTAATTTTTAGGTCAATATCTTTTGTAATAAACTGCTTCATGTTCAAAGTAATTATTACAAAAATACTAATAATAATAATTAAAAAAGCCCCGTCGTTAAACAGGGCTACATCAAAACAAACAAAGTAAAATGAAAATACTATGAAAGAGCAATATTAACTAATTCTGTTAACTTATAATTGGCACAATACGTTTTATCTTGCACAACAAAGCCAAAGCATTCATTATTCTCAGCGTAGACTTTAAGTATATCCGATTTAATGTTATGCTTTACACATATCGCATCCAACCTGTCAAAGAGTTCGTTAGTTGTGATGTAAAAAAAGGGCAGCTGTTTTAGCGGGTAGATTTCTTTGCTCATTTATTTATACTTTCTATTAGTTCAATACTCTTTTTTGCTTCAATGTGTTTAGGGGCTATGTACCCTGCGCTGCCTATTAGGGTAAAGGTTTTCATATAGGTAGTTTTACTTCAAAGATTTTAAATTCATCGTAATAAGCTCTGTATTGCATAGCTTCTTCTTTCGTGTCTGCCATTGTACCATATTGCCAAAAACCACCAGTTGGGCTTACGTGCTTAACAAATATCACATAATAAGTTATGTGTGTAGGTATTTCTGTTATTTCTTTCATAAAACAGTTTTATTAATCGTTTAAAAATATGTACTGATTAATTCTATCTTTCGAAATAGGTAAATACCTACCTGATGCCCAATAATAAAATCTTACACCGCTTTTAGTCATCTTTTTTGAAATAGAAAACTTCCTACCGTTCTCAAATTTGATTACTTCGCCTGTTAGTTGCATTTCGTTTGTCATTGTTTTGTTTGTTTGATGAATCAAAAGTAAAACAACATTCCACACCTTAGCAATGATTTCGATGAACTGCTTAATATCTTCGATTAATAGTTTCTTTCGTCCTTTGTTTGGTAAAAAATAGAGCAGCGGCAGTTAATTGTATTTTTAGCACTCCCCCAAGTATCGCCCGGGTATCTCATTTGCTCACCACCTACAATAAAAGCCCCTTGCATAGGTGCTACTTGCCTATCTGCTGTTATATGTGCCTGCCTTGTGCGCCCATCAATAAAAGCTAACCAAACCTTATCCAACTCTTCGCCTAAACTTTCAGCCCCTATAAAGCTCGCATAGTTAGCCATTGTTAGGCTTTCTGTACGCGCTATTAGTTCAGGTCTAAAAGCTGTCATTATTCGCCATTCTTGGTTAACACTTGCGTTAATGGCTGCCTTTATTTGTGGTATGCTTTGCCCTTCGTTTACCCCTGTTGTAACTGCTTCGTTAATAGCTTTTCTTGCTACTTCTTGGCTTGTTTGCGTTACGCTTATTACACGGCTTGCTACTTCATTATCTACAAATTCAGACATTTGCAACCAATAAAGGTCATCTTCGTTTACTATTTCTTTTAGATTAAATCTATAATGGCTATTCTTTTTTAACGCTCTAATAGTGCCGTTATAATATTTCTGCCCTTGCTGAGTGTAAAGTTCTTTATATAGCTTTCGTGTATCGCTTGTATTGATGTACTTTGGTATTTCATCTAAGATGCTTATTGGCGAAGATGTTTCTTTAACTGCATTTAGTAGGCTTCGCTTTTGTTGTGCGAATAGGCTTTTGATTGACCTTACCCATGTGCGCTCATCTCTTTGGCGTTTATCGTCAAACTCTCTACCGCTTAACTCTTGCTTTGTTTTTAGGTTGAGCATTATGCAAATTTAATTAAAAAAGCCCTACACTTCAGGTATAAGGCTTGCACAAACGATATTTAAAAAATTTAAGTTACTTGGTTTTCTCATCAAAGAATTTGCAAAACTGCTCATAGCTTACTTTGTTAGAATCTTCATCTAGTAAGTATCTTCTATAAGCTGTAAGAGTTAAGCCTTGCTTGTAAAGTTCTTTTGTTTTTTGATAGTTAGTCATTGTTACTTTGTTTTTGTTTGATAGTTCAAATGTATTACACCAAAACAAACTACTAAACTTTTTTCGACGGACTACGCAAAAGCTTCGATAAATTGCTTAATAATCGGGATAACGTTTATTAATATCTTCACTATCAAAGCCATCATTAAAAGGTAGCAAATTACTCGGTATAGTGTACTTTGGAAATGTTTCATCTACATCTACTTCCATAATTGCCTGCTTTTCTTGATTAGATAGCCAATAAGCTTTACTAAGCCACTCAACTTGTTTAGCCCTATCTACTTGCAATACTTGAATGTTTGATGTGTCAGCCTTAAAGTATAGGGTTTCGTCATAAGGTTGAACTACTCGCCTGTTAATCTCTGCTATGTACTTATTAAGCGCAGGTAGTATCGCATCGGTGTAAGCACTCTTTTTAGCTTCGTTTACATTGTTGTATGTGCTGCTTTTATCGTCATTAAACAACTGCGAAGGCAAGTTGTAAAGCATACAAATATCATTACGGCTTAGGTCATGCTGCTCAATTAGCTGCATACTTCTACTATCTAAGCCTAATTGCTGCCATTTTAACGCCATGTTAGAATAGGCTATTTTACCTGCGTTATTACTACCCATTACCTTTTGCCTAATCTTATTCTCAAGGGTTCGCGCTTGTTGCTCTGTTAGGTTGCCCATGTTCTCAGGGCTTAATATTCCTAATGCGCCCATGTTTTGATTTTGGTTAGTAATAGCGTTTAAGTTTGCATTACTCGCATTAAGTGCCATTAACCCTGCTTTAAGTGGGCTTTGTCCGTATAAGGTTTCACCATTAACCCATTCGTAGTTAGGTTGCTTTATGTGTATTATTTCATCGGGGCTATACTTCGTTACAACCGTTGCAGGGCTTAGGGTTAAGTCATAGCTTTTTATTGGCTCAGTTGCACCGCTACCGCTTTGAATCTCTATAAATTGTGAAGGTAGCACATAAAGCTCCTTAGTTAGCCCTTTGTTTAATCCATTTTCTAAAGTTACCTTGTAATTGTAAGTGTTACCTGTTATTAAATAATAGCCTATGCTTTGCTCTACAAAATCTGTCCAATCCTGTAAATTGTTAGGCTGTTCTAACAAATCTAATAAAGGGCTATCAGTTATTTTTTCTTCATTGCCATCTTTATCATATCTGCACAACTTCCACGGAATTTTAGCAGCCTTAGAGCTAATATATTTTACGCACGAATAAACAAAGATGTTTTTATTATAGCCATTTTTTACATAACTCTCATAGCTATCAGGTAATGGCACAGGGCTATTTTTAGCTCTCCATTGGTAAAGGGTATCATAGAATTGCTTATCTAAAGCAACGTCATTTTTAATATTTAACCCTAATATATTTAGAGCTTGTTTTTGTAGCCAATTCATATTATAAAAAAGTCATTATTATCTAAAAAATGCTCTACTAATCCTGTTAACGCATCGGGTGCATCATCGTGTTTGTTCTTGCCTTCCCTTGTGTACGTGCGTAAAGCTAACATAAATTCATTGTTCAAATCTTTACAAAAATAACAATTTAACGACACGTTGGAAGAGTTGGTTACTATACGAGTATTCTTATTTGCGCTTTGGTGATAAGTGGTTATATTAGTTTTACGCCAATTAACATCGGTTAAAATACGCTGCACACTACGCGCAAAGCCACGCCCACCGTTATTACTTTCTATAATAGCCCTGTTTACTTTGTTGTTTATTATTAATTGAGCTACTAAACTTTCTGTTATTTCTTGTGGCTCTTTAGTGTAAACCACATCTGTAATATAAAGACTTGTATTAGTTTTAACGCCTGTTATTGCACAAAGATAATCTTCGCCTGTGTCGGCTGTATCGCAATACATAACCGCTTCGCCTTGTGGCAAGTCTTGATACTCTTGCAAGTTGGAATACATTTGACCTTTTAGCGGCTGTGGGTTCTGCATATACTGCCTATCAAATACAACTTCATTAGATATTTGCATCTTTTTAAGCTCTTCTAAAGTATGCTTATAAGGCCATAACGCTTTTTCTTCTCCTTTTTCTTGATAAATACAAGGCATTTTAACCACTTCCCACTCACGGTCATCATTATCTAACACATAACCGCAAAGGTCTTGCTCATGTAGCCTTTGCATTATTATTATTATCGGAGTATCCCTACTGTTTACCCTGTTCTTTATAGTAGAATCAAATTTATTGTTAATCTTATCCCTAACAGTTGCACTATCAGCATCATCAGGTTTTATAGGGTCATCTATAATAATTGCCCCATCAAATTGCCCTGTTTTTATAACACTACCTGCTCCAAATCCCGTAACCTGTCCACCGCTTGCAGTAGCATAAACACCGCCTTCGCTTGTTGTGTACCATTTCTTTTTTG